CGAGGCAGTTGCCGCACGGCAACTGGAGCAGATGTGAGTCGGGGACGTCCTTGCCGATGCGGACGTCCCCTTCGTGCGTTCTGTAGGCCCGTAGTGGGTGATAGCAAGCCATTTCACAGACGTATTCCACCTCGCCGAGGGTTCGCGAGGTTGATGGGGTTCGTCTTGCTTGCGCGGCTTTTGAAGGCCTTGTGGGACTTTCTGACGTTCACGGGTTTTCGGTGCATCTTCGGCTCCGGTCGGGGTTTGGGGGTGTCCCCCCGCACATATATCGTTACTTGATAATATATGTGCGGAGTGACACCACAATGATTAGTTCGTTGGTGGTGTTGTAACCGGAGGCGTAGTTACTGGCTCCGGTTTTTTGATTTCGAGTTCGAGGGTCCCATCGTCGGCGGCGTTGATGAGGCTTTGCCACGTTGGGTACCGCTCTTTGAGTTCCGGCGGCAGGTTGGCGTGAGCCTGTTCGGCTGTCTCGAGGGCCATCATGGCCCGTTGAAGGTCGAGGTCGTAGTTGGCTTCCCCGAATACGAGCGGTCTGCTCGAGGGGATTTGGCCGGTGACTCCGAAGCGTCGGAGGATGACGTTGATGTCTGCCTCGGCCTTGAATTCTTGCCGCGCCATATCGCGGCTGTCCGGATCGTCCGGATCAAAGTGGGTGGCTGCGAGGCCGGAATAGTATTCCCTATCGGCGTCGCTTTCGCTCTGGCTTCGAAATTTTTTTCTCATTTTTTGCTCTGGAAGAGGATTTTGGCGATTTCGGCTGCGGTGCGCGCTGTGGATGCGCCCGGGCCGATGCCTTGGATCATATCGGTGTAGAATCTGGCGCTGCTTTTTGCCTCGGGTACGAGGAGTGAGGTGAGTAGCGCGTCTGCCTGCGCTTTTTGCAGCATGAATGGCTGCAATTGGAATTGGAATGTTTTGTCTTGCTCTGCTCGAGCGCGCATAGTTGAGGTGAGCTGCGCTTGCTCTTGGTTGGCCGCGGCCTGTGTTCGGTCGCGGATCGCGGATGCTTCTGCGGCCGCCACGTTGGCGGTGAGTGCCTTGAGTTCGTTGCGTGCGCGTCTCGAGGCGTGTGCTGAGTTGATGCCGGCTGCGATCGTGTCGCCCATGATGGCGCTAGCTCCGCTTGGTGATGAGGCGGAGCGATCGTATGCGAGTGCTGGATTGAGTCCGGCTGCTTTGTAGTCTGCTACTGCGCGTTGTACTGCGGTGCTGCTCATGCGTTCTTGGAAGGCCATTTGTTCTCGAGCGATCTGTCGGTTGGCCTTGTTGGTCTGTGATTGTCCGCTGGCGCCGAGGATTCCGAGACCTATGTCTACGGCGAGCGGTGCGAGTACTGCGGCAGCGGGTATCGGCATTTAGAAGCGTCCGAGGAGGACGGGTGTGCCGAAGGTTGGTATTGGTCTTACTGCGCTGCGTGTGATGAGGAGGTCGGCGAGGTACTGCTGATGTTCTGCGAGTTCGCCGGCGGCGAGTACTCGAGAGACTGGCGCATCTTCCTCGATGAATGAGTTGCTGAGCGTGGGCGCTGCGCTGAATTCTTGCGCGAGGTGCCACGCGTCGAGGGTGCCGCTGGCGTAGCTGCGGAAGCGGCCTACGACCTCGCTGTAGCGGGTCCGGTATTCGTGCCAGCGTTCCTGATAGCCAAAGACGGCTTCGTCGTTGGCGGCGGCTCCTGTGGCGTAGATCTCCTGTCGGAGGATCGCTTGCTCTCCGAGTCCTGCGAGGGATGGCCAGTAGAAGTCGTATCGGCTCGAGCGGTTCCACATTCGGTGGATGCCCTGCTGGTAGCTGAGCTCTGAGCGGACGTTGATGAGGCCGACGATCCAGCCGTGTTCTGTTGCGGCGTAGGATGCGCGGTGCTGGCCTGTTGCGGTTCCGGCAGCGCCGAGCGCGCCGAGGGGCGCGTCGTCGGTTGGTGCTGTTTGCGCGATTGGCGTCATCATGAGCGGCGTTTGTCCGCCGCCGATGTACTCAGGCCGTTGGAGCCTGAAGTCGGGATTGGTGACGCCGAAGTGCGAGCGGATCAGTTCTGTGTATCGGGTTCCGCCTCGAGCGTCGCGCTCGAGCAGTTGCTGTACGAGGAAGGCTTGGCGGAATGTGTTGATGGCGACGCCGGTCGCGGATGCGAGGTCGGCGTAGATCGCGGGCTGTCCTGTTGCCAGCGATTTGAAGATCATTTTGTTGGTGTCGACTGAGCTGTGCCAGTCGGTGTAGTTGACGCCGGCGCCGGCGGTCGCTGTTTCCCAGACGTTTTGGGTTCCGGTGTTGGTTACTCCGGTGGTGTCCCAGCCGATGCCGGTGATGGGTGCTGTTCCTGCGACGGGGACGTTCGGCGCGGTGAATTTCTGAGGCCACGGAAGTGCGCTGGTGAAGTAGTCGTGCGCCTTGGCCCGCGTCCGGATTGAGTAGTTCGTGTATGTGTCGGGTCCGTCGCCTTGGTTCTCTGTCGCGCTGGACGTGATGTTCTGATCGCGAAACCATGTGTTGTAGATCTTGTTGTAGGCGCGAAGTGGTAATGCGCTGATGTTGATTTGCTCGCCCGTTGCGATCTGGCCTGAGATGGGAAGGCCGAAATAGTCGTAGATGCTGTTTAGGATGAAGCCGTCGACGGGCGATGTAATGATCGGGACGGTGTACGCGATGCTGCTCGCCGGCGTTGCTTGTTCTCCCATCATCTTCGTCCAGTTGTCCCAGATGATTCTGTTGGGGACGAAGAAGAAGAAGGTGTCTATGCGCTGGTTGTCGAAGATCGGGAACAGCGCGGTTTGCATACGGACGTATGCCGTTACGTCGTAGCTGAGGTGGTCGCCGGGTAGGACCTCGTCGAGTAGGAACGGGACGAGGTAGTTGGCGCCGAAGGGCATTTTGCGTGTCCATGATCCCACGAATTTGCTGCGGGGTACGGTGGGATTCTGGATGATTGCAGCGTCGTCTTGGCTGACGAGGCGTCTTGTTGGGAGCTGGAAGGATTTCACTTTACTCTCCTGTGGCCAACTTCGGCCCTGTGGTGTTTGCCGCGAACCAGATGGCGCCGGTGATGAGGGTTTCCGGCGTGGGGAGCGGCGTGATGGTGTTGTTGTCCTCGAGGCGACCGAGGACGACGAGCGAGAAGTCTTTCGGGTGTTTGGCAATCATGCTCTGCGGATCGGCGCAGATATCCCCGAAGATTCTTATTGCTGCGGCGTCGTGTTTGTGGATTTGAAGTCCGCCGATGTTTGTCTCTGCGATAGCGTCGTAGATGGCGTAGATGTTTCCCTGCATTGGTTCGTCTCCTTGTTGTTGTTGTGAGTGTCGAGCCGGAGGCGCGTTCGCTTCGGTGGTGTTCCCGAAGGGAACGCGAGCTGCGGCTCAGATTGGTCTCTTTGCTGCCTTCAACTGTTGGTTTCGGATTGCGATTTTTTCTGCTGCTTTTCTGTTTGCTTCTGTTGGTTTGTCTCTGGTTAGTGTGTTTTTGTATTTCTCGTAGTTGAGTTCCTCCAGTTGAAAGGCGGTTGCTTGTTGCTTCCATGCCTCGTGCAGGAAGCGTGGTACGGCTGTTGGCTGTCCGTTGAGTATGGCGTGTGATCGCCAGTTGTTGGCCCATTGTCGGGCGTGTCCTCCAATGCCAGGGCGGCGGCTCATTTGTATGAATGGAGGTTCCCAGGTGTAGACCTCTCCGGTCTCTGGATCGATCCGTTCTTCTTGGTGGAGTTTGTAGCCGATTTTCTTGGACGTGTAGCCGGCCACGTATGCGATCGTGGCGGGTGTTACGGGGTCGGTGCGGGTGTAGCCTAGACCCCATGAATCGTCCAGAGCTTGTCGGTCGGCGTCGTAGGCGCCGAAGAGGATGGCGTGGTAGTGTGGTCGGTGGTTGGTCTCGCCGTATTCTCCTGAGGCGAAGAATCGAAGAGGCTCGTTTGGCCTCTGCTTTCCAACCACCTTTCGCAGCCGTTTGAGCCACAGTTGCAGGTGTCGCCGACTAAGAGTCGGGGGCAGATTTCGCTGGTCATATGTCAGGGTGGCGAAAACGGCGGATTTGTGGTCTTGCAGCTCGAGCTGGCAGCGGAGCGCCCATGCTTTCGCTTTAGCCATTCGGCAGCCGAGGCAGTTGCCGCACGGCAACTGGAGCAGATGTGAGTCGGGGACGTCCTTGCCGATGCGGACGTCCCCTTCGTGCGTTCTGTAGGCCCGTAGTGGGTGATAGCAAGCCATTTCACAGAC